AAGTCACGGCGCAGACCACGACGACGTTCACCACCCAACACTGCGCTAGACAGACCAATACCAGCAATGTGATTGCGACGACGTTTGAGATCGCGAGACACGGAGCTGACAGAACTGAAACTGTCTTCACCACCAGCACCTTCTTCAGGTGCTTTGAACTCTTGGTCAATCTCAGCCTGACGTTTCTTGTACGCCATCAGCTTACGACGCATTGCTAGGTCTTCGTCCTGATCCATAAGAATCTGGTCAAAGTTATACCCGCCAGCAGACGCGATAGCACGCAGCGGAACCGGAACTCCCAGCTCAGTCATCGCACGCAAGTTTTCCATCATCGCCTGATCGACGTCTGGACGCAGTTGCTTAGACCAATGCACGTTCGGAATAAACAGCTTGCTGCCATCATTCAGTCGATACATAATCTCGGTCAAGCCGCCATCCATCATGCCATTTTTCTTAATGATCTTACCGTTGCGTTGAACAGCAAGTCCATTCATCAGGCTAATAACAGGGAACACTTTTTCGTAGTAGACTTTACGCGTCAGGTGGTCACGGAACGCACGCATAGCTTCGACGAAAATAGTCAAGCCCGCAGCGCCTGAGTCGTAGTTCGCCTCACCGCTTAGGAACGCTTCACTGATTCCCATCGCACGCATTTTGAATTGCGCCGTCTGATCCCAGATATCGGTGATTTTCCAGAAGTCGCCGCCTTGACGAAACTCACTGATGTTCACACCAAGACGCGTCGTGATGATCGAGCCAATCGGGTCACTATCCGCAGACAGCAACAAGTCTGTCATGAAGTCCATTTCTTCCTGAGATGGCTCCCACTGATCTCCATCACCCAGCTGGGCATGCAAGATGCCACGCTGGCGACGACCGGACTCAATCAACGTACCGCGATAGAGGTTTTTCTCAATCAGCCAGATTGGCAGCACGCGACGGAACACGGAAATACCTTCACCGAAGCTGAACGTCTTACGCGGGATATAGATAGTCCCGATAGGGTCAAGCTCCATGTTCTGATCGTTGATCAGTTTATCCACGAACGCTTGGCCTAATTCCTTTTTCAGAGCATCAATGCGCTTGCCTTCTTTTGTGAAGGCCTGTTTGACGTACTGAGGAATACGCAAATCGAACATCGGGTCTTGCGACAAGAACGGCATTGGCGTCACATCGATATTATCATAACGGTGCGTCATGAGATCAATGAACTTCTTACGGTCCTTGTTGTAGAGCATGGAGCCAACAAACGCACCAGTAACCTGAATATCAGTTGTGATGTTCGGCATACTAGATGTCAGGCTCAGACGCTCATTCACTTCGTAATACGGCTCCAGAACACTGTCCTTCGCGCCGCTGAAACTCACATCGGAGAACGGCAAGGTTGAGAACAGGTCTACGTAAGAGCCGCAGATTGGGTCGAAATGGTAGATGTCACGGTAGACGTTGAAAAGTTGTCGGTCGTCCGCTTCATAATCCATACCTTCCATCATCGGCTCTAAGTCGATGTCCAGAGGTACGGTACCTACCTGCATGTTACCCGTTGCAGCGCCAGCGCCACCCGCAGAGGTAGAGATCATCTCAAGATGATTCTTTGAACTCTGACTTCGGATGGCTTCGCCGATAGCGCGAGGTAAGGAAGCAGCACCTAGCGATCGGTCTTTCTTCTCGGCCTGCTTAGTTTCTGACGGTCCTGATACAGATGCCCGTCCGACTCTAATACCCATCGTTACCTCACTTCATAGGGATTGCAAGACTCACACGGCAGCTTGTGCAAAACATAACAGGCTCGTCGTTGAGCAGCTTCGTTGGTACGGTTGCAGACGCACACTTCGGACACACATTAGCGCTGTCCACGTTGAAGGCACCGCTTGTGCTCTGCACTCCGTCCGCAGACTCTGAGTTTACAGTGTCTTTTTGAAGCAGTGGGTTATAGTGCTTGCTTTTGGTCATCTCTAATTCCTCTAGTTGCGTTCCAAATTAAATTAGCTATTTTCGGCCAATCATTCGGGTCCTTGTAGTTCCTATAACGCGTCCAGACAGAGTGCCTACAGACGAGCCTGCCGTACCTTTGTTAAGACGTCCTGCAACACGACCCAAGCGATTCGGGTCACGGTTGATAACAGCGACTTCTGCTTTAGCGAAGTATTCCTCATACTCACCGCATTCGAAGCCATACACCATAAGAGCCATAGCACGCCACAAGTCATCTGTTGCGCCTGTATTCTTGATAACGCTGCGTCCAGTATCCTGCACGGTCTGTAGCTGCATGATCAAGTGCTCTGTTGGTTTGTTCTCGAAGCACTGAGGATACTCATCGCCATCATACTTCAACGTGTCCATGATTGTCTTCGCGTGCTGCATACGAGGCAGAGTAATGCGAGACGGCTGAGACTCAAACATGGTCTTAACTGTCCACATATCTTCGTATTTCAAGCTGTACTTATCAGCCGCTTCGATGCTAGGCACTTTGAGCTTGGCATCCTGCAGCAGTTTGAGAGACTGCCATTGGTCGGCCAGCATGACTTTGACGTTACGCAGCTTACACAACGGCACCAGGAGTTCGTCGAATATCAATGTATAGTTCAACGGAATCCCTGGCTTAGGAACAATCTCCACGAGGCAATCAACACTGATAATACCGTCATCACCACGCGAGCCTACGACAAGCGCAAAGCTGTTGTTCGAGTAGCCAGCATCGATAGCGAGAACAGAAGGGCGTGTTGTTGTGGCGGCTTTTACAAGCGTGCCGTAACGCTGACGCTCACCGTCTTTGTGGCGGACGATGTTGTGCGTATACACGCAAAGGTTACGGCCTTTCTCACGAATAGCATCCGCGATGAAGGTAGGCTGCGTGATGAACGGACTCGCAGACAGAGGAGCTTCTGCTCCGTAGTCACGTGCTGCTCCGACAGGGTCACGACGAAATGCCTCAAGCAAGAATTGACTGTCACGAGGCATGTCAGGGTTCATCTTCCACGTAGGAGCATGGATGCCTAACAGCGTCTTAGAGCCTACAGCCATGCGTAGTAACTCGTTGATCTTGTCTCGCGCATGTACAGGGCTACTGATGTTGCAGAAATATCCCGTAAACGCTTCATCATATCCGGCTTCGACTTGCCGCCGCTCCTTAGCACGCACTGTAGCGAGCGAACGATCGAGAGCGCCATAAACAGCACCAGCACTGACTTTGATTTTCTTCGATTGGGCGTCGTTGTCGAAATACGCCACTTCATCGATTACCGCAAGGATACGGGTACGACCACGAAGGATACGTCCATCAGGTCCTGCTGGGTAGATAACAAAGTTACGATGGCTGTACAGGATGAACGTGTCACGGATTTTCATGACCTCAATGCCGTAGCGACGTTCATGCCTACGAATCAGGTCATGGTACGCTTGGAACCAAGGACTCGCAAGCACGTAGTTGTAGTACGGAGTCCAGAGTGTGTCAGAGGCTTGCTTCTGCGTCAGCGCAACGAACGTACCATGCAGAACAGTAGCATTGTCGATGCCCAAGATGCCTGTAGGCGATTGAGACATCAATATGCGATGCGTCAGATACGTAGAAATCATTGCGACTACGACCGACTTACCACTGTTGTGGTGAACCAATCCTGAGGCCAAGAATTGTGGCATGCCGTCCATCTGTAAGTCATACGTGACCTGAGGCGTACCATCAGAAACGTCTATGACATCGAGGAAGATCGAGCATGTACGAACATGTTCAGACAGGTCGAAGATGAGACTCCAGAACTTACCATCGCTCACGACATCTGGTAGGTAGCCAGCGTTAATCAAAATAGACCAAGCCATTTGAATGGCGTCAGCGTCATCAGCAGTGTACTGCATCTTTTCGCCTAGAGGAACGGATCTGTCTTGAATGTAACGCAGCGCTTCTTCGCGAGTGGCCAGACCAGCATCGTAGATACTGACAGGGCGTTGGATTTTTCCCCAAGTGTTTGTGCCGAGTTTGACTTCGAGTTGCTCGCCTTGACGAATAGCTGCAACCTTTTTGAAGCCTTGCTCAGTACGCACTGGGTGCTCATGCGTTGCTTCTATCCAGATGCCGTTAGCAAGACGCACGATCTTAGTCGGGGCCACGTCTGAGACGTAGACTTGATTGACGCGGCGAATCTCACGGCCGTTATGTGCATTGAGATTGCGTTGAGGCTTATGGAAGCCAGGAGAGTCGTGGCCAACCATCATATGCCCAATAGGCATGAGACCACGGGATGTCGTTACAGGAGTTGAAGCGATCACACAACGTTGTCCTGCGTTCACCGCAAGTTCGTTGTAGAAGTTCATTTCCTTGTTGCGAATCATCTCAGAACGACGAGCGCCGCAGTGAGGACAGACACCGTTATGAAGAAGATGGAGATTCTTCTCAATAGCGGCGACTCCCTCCTGCGGCTCATGATTTTCTGTATACATCCACTGTAGGTTTGGAGAACATTTTACGCAGATCTCTCCAAACAAACGCAGACCAATCATGGCCTGCTCCAGATAAGGACTTACCTTAAGGAACTCTGGATTTGTACACCAATCCAGGAAGTTCTTCGCACGTGGCATTGAACTGTCATCGAATGGC